TTTCATATCCTTTTAAAGAAGCAAAGGCTGCACCTTCAAAAGTTTTAAAGTTGCCTGCTTTATACAAAGGATGTTTCTTTGGTACATGTTTACCATTAACATACATTCTGTTGGGGTTGCTTTTTGTATTGTTGTTTTTACTACACTTAATACATTGTGTTCTATTCACACTTCTCCATGATAAAGACCAATTAGTATCTGTTAGTTCTACCCCACACGTGTTACAATTTTGTTTAATGTGTTTCACTCCAATCCCTCCCAACTTTATATTCACCATCCATAGGACAGCGAAGGTTATAATAATTTCCTGCAGTCTTAATACAATCTACAGCTAACTGACCAACATTAGTTGCAATGTCTTCACGCACTTCCATCTGCCATTCATCATGGATGTTAGCTACAAACTTAGCATCATATGTATTTAGTTTTATAAGGGAATCAAATAGTGCTAGTCCTTTCTTCATTATGACTGCTCCTCCTCCCTGTAGTAAACTATTCAATGCAGCATGCTCACTCCTTATAAATATCTTTCTCCCATCTAATCCTTTTAAGTATCCTTTCTTTGCTGCTCTTGATACTTTGTCTCGCAAAGTTTTAAATGATGGGTTATTATCAAAGAAATGTTGCCTAAGTCTTCTACCATCTTGTCTGCTTCCTTTAACCACACTCCCAAGTTTTGCATCTCCTGCTCCGTATATAAGTGCATAGATGAATGTCTTTGCCTGATCTCTTGATTCAAGTCCTGCAGCTTTTTGATTAGCGGTGTGTATGTCTCCGTTAATAATTTCATTTGTATACTCCTGATCGTCCATATAATGTGCAAGCAATCTAAGTTCTAAACCACTAGCATCTATTCCTACTAAGTTGTAACCATCTTCGACAGTCCAACACTCTCTGCACTCCTTACCATACAAACTTTTTAAGCTAGGTACTTGTGCTAAATTAGGTTTGTTATGTGCCATACGTCCGGTAATTGTACCATTAGGTATAACAAACCCATGTACTCTTTCATCAGAGCGTAAAGCTTTTACCCAAGAATCAATCTGAGCTATACGTTTCTGTAATGTTAAGTACTCCCCTATAAGTTTAGCTTCGGGTATAGTAGTTATATTAATTAATATACTCTCATCTACAATGGGCTGTCCTGTAGGGGTAAACCTTTTAGGTTTCCATCCGAAGTCTTGTAAGTATGATCCTATTTGTTTACGTGAACCAAGATTAAATTCTTGTAGACGTTTACGCATGAAAGGATTAACATCCTGTGTACGTATACATCTTGCATACTCATCATCTGTCAACCCTCTCTTAGATAACTCACCATCTTTTTTTATATAAGGAGTAACAAGTTTATCGTCAACCATCTTAGGTTTAAATACTTTATGTACCTCATCCTCTGATGCTTGCATCTTCTCCCTAAGTTCAGCCAGTAAAAATTCTCCTTTCTTTATATCAAATTTAAAACCATCCCACTCCTGCTGTCTTAAAGGCAAGGCAACAGAATGTTCTAGTTCTACACTTTCTTTAGAGAATCCTTTACCTTCTTGCTGTAAGGCTCTAAACACTTTAGTATTTAATTCTACATCTCTAATACAATACTCCAACATTTGTTCTGAGTACTCATCATAGTCTTCAAAGTTTATCTTAGGATACCCAAGCTTAAAGCCCCATCGTTCTAAGCCATGACCACCTTCCCTGATTGGGTAGAAGAGTCTTGATGTTACTAAAGTATCTATGACTTTAATCTCTTCCTGTTTAAAACTAGTTAGCTTCTCTAAGATTGGTATATCAAATCCAATAATGTTGTGACCAATTAAAGTGTTTGCATTTTGTAAAAGTTCAACACCTTTATCAAGTTCCCAAGGAGGATAACTAAATACCTCCTCGGTGTTTACATCTTGTGCAACAATACAATGCAAAGTGTTGACTGTATCTAAACCAATATCACCATCACCTACTCTGTTTGTTTCTATATCAAATACTAAATCCATATTATAACTCCAAGGCTGAGAAGTCTGCATCATCTTCTTCAAAAGATTCTTTATCAAACTCACTCAGCCTGCCTGTTTCTCTATCATATAATAAATGAGTTGCCATCCCAACATCGCCAGTGTATCTAGATTTAAGTACCCTAACTCTAGTTGTATTAGATTCATTTATATCATCTGCTTGCTGATTCCTTTCCAAGGCTATCACGCAATCACTCAGTTGGGCTATTGACTGACTACCTCTTAGGTGGCTAAGGCTTACTTCGATTCCATTCTCGTGTCCTTTATCACCACTCGCTCTACGTAAGTGAGAAACTAGAACTAATCCTACTCCGGTTTCTTCTACTATACTTCTAAGCCTAGTCATTATATTATCAATAGCCCTACGTTCATCTCCTTCGGATACTGCTGATACTAACATGTGTAAGTGATCAACCACTACCCATTTACATTCACATGCTATGATCATAAATCTTAGCTTAGTAAATATCTCATCAATATCATTCGTACCAAAATGAGCATGAACCCATACTCTATTCTTATTCTCGCCATCATATAACAGATTAAAGAATTTGTCAAGTTCTTCTTCAGAGAACTTCTCTCTCTCTTGATCTATATACAATCTTGCATTAGCTTCTATTGAAAGTATACCATCAATGGTTCTTCTCCAGTCTTCTTCCAATGCAATCACTCCTACGTTATCCGTAGTATTCTTTATAAGGTGATGCTCAAGTTCTCTAGTGACTGACGACTTGCCTAGTCCTGTGCCACCGGTTAAAGTAACCAACTCACCTTGTCTTAAACCATATAGTTTCTTATTCAATCCTTCCCAAGGATAAGGCACACTATCCTTAACCGGTCTATTGAAGAACTTCTTCTTCTCTTCTGAGACATTGATAACACCACTGGGAGTATAAGTCTTAGCACTCCACCAAGACTCCATAAAATCTTTGTGCTTGTTAGCTATCAACATATCGTTAGCATCTTTAAAGCCATTCGGAAGAGTCATGATCTAGCTTTGCTTGGTTGGAATAACCTAGCAACTTTCTTAGCTGCTTCAGTACCACTCTTATCCTTGTCAAAACAAATGATTATATTCTCAAAGCTTTCTAAGAACTCAAGACTATCTTTAACATCTCTCTCTGCTCCTGCAGCCCCACGCTTGATAGAAACTGCAGCCCACTTACTACCCATAAGTTCATATGTTGCCATCGCATCACACTCACCTTCAGTTATCGTAACGTACTTACCACCTTTGTTGAATAGGTGCTCACCAAAAAGAGCAGTCTCTTCATATGATCCTTTAGTAAAAAAGTCTTTTGTCTTCTCTCCCTTAGCATCGACAAGCTTTCTAATTTTAGTTAGTGCTAACTCGTGTCCATTGTAATATGGATAGTGATGTTCAAGAGGTTTACCATCCGAACCATGAACCACTTTAACTCCATACTTCTTAGCAGTCTCCTCAGATATCCTTCGATCTGTTAAGGCTGCGTATGAACCTTCTGAATTTATAGATTGTATTGGTGTAACTTTACGTTCCACAACAGGCTGTGTAATATTAGATACATTTGATTCCTGATTAGGGGCAGGATGAAATGAATTACAAGTTGCATAGAAACATTTACTTGAACCATCTGCGTTTACGGATAAATGATTCTTGCCACAAGATGGGCACTTAGCATTGTGTTGTATAAAAGCCATATAATTTCCCTCACGTTATTATTAAATTGTGTATAGTTAGTGCATGGTGGTTTAGTTCTCATTTACTTTTAGCCTTAACCTCTCTTAAGTCCGCTTACTTGTTTGACCAAGTACTCACTCGTACAGGATTTTATAACGACTCACTCCCAACTATACTGTGCTAGTTTTTACAAGGTCTAGCAACTTGTTAGGCACACTAGTCTGAATCGTCTGACTCAGGTAGTTCTTCTTCAACTACATCAGCATCTACTACTGCATCTGCTTTGCGTTGACCTTCTCCATTAACTATCTCAACAATCTTATTAGAGAAAAAGTTTATCCCTGCTTGTAACTCTTCCAAGTCCAAGGTTAGGTTTGCTTTCTTCTGATTCAATCGTTGCAGTCTACCGAAGATTCCTTGTCCTTCTTCCGGCAAGTCTTCCACGTTAATCTGCACATCATCAATAGTTATAAAAGGTTTTATATCTTCTTCTGTCATATTTAAAACTCCTCTACTTCTGCCATACTTACTGCGGAAAAGCCTACATCAGCATTGTATTCTTGTAGTTGTACTACTTGAAGTCCTGCTAAGTCCAACCCTTTGAAGTTACCAAAGGTAGGATGTGTAGTTTCCCACTCCTTATACATAACAATAACATCTGAACCATTACCAATGGCTATATCAATGTTGTTGTTATCTTTATCTTTCAGTTGAGGTACATCATTATCTGTTTCTTCCATGATCCACTTCCCTGTTTCATCAGTAACATTATTACCTTCACCATCTTTCTTAGGTCTTTTGATTCTTGCTTTTCTTTTGAAGAACAAAAACTTTTCATTGCTTTCTTTATCTGTTTTTACAGTGTGCTTAAAGCCTCTGCTTTCAAAGTTTGCAATGATGCTTTCAGAATCAGAATCAATTACCTCTCCAAAGTTATTAACTACAATAGGATTGTAGATAGATGCTTGAAAGGTTGGTTCGAAAGTAGTATTAGGTGTCAATACACTAGCCCACTTTACTTCTCCACGCATGAACTGCGTTCCCTTTTTTATATCACTCATATTTTTTTTTCTCCTTTATGTGATTGTGTGTAATATATCATAACTATTATTAAAAGTCAAGGAGTTTTTAACTGAGCCTTCAGAACTCCATAACTGACCTGCCCATATAGGTAGGCAGACACGTAGCCATTGTGATATAGTGAGGGCTAGATCGGCTGACGTGTGACTCATGTTTATGCTTCCCTCAAATATTGTTTATAAATGTAACCAATAAATATTTCTAAAGATTGGCTGTCTAAAAATTTTAAAATGTAATCATCACCTAACAATCTTAACTCATGTCCTAACTTCATCTCATACATATCGCTAAGTATATTTGAATCTGATCCTAATCTTAGGTACTGATCTCTATTTAATTTTATCTCTCTGTCGTTTAACTTTATCATCATATCCTCACTATACATTAATTAAAATAAAAGTCAAGCTCTTTTTTTAATTAACTTTAATTTCTTTTTCCATTTACTTTGTTTATAAATCTCCATAGTACCATCTGCATATCTTACTTCTAGTACTCCTTTGTTCGCATGCAAAGATGAGACTGTATCTTTATTAATCTGATCAGCATACATCTTGTGTACATCATACTCTGTCATAGTTCTGCTTCTTCTAATTGAATTTCTAATGTTCTTAAAGCTTCCTCAAAAACAGATTCACAATGATAGAATGAACTCTCTAAGTTATGTTGTGCCTCACGTACTGTATCATCTAACATAGATTCCATGTCGCTCTCAAGTCCTACAGTCTCTGCTAATCTTTCAAGCTTACACATAATTTCTACTACAGGATAGCTAAGTCCTTTAGCCTCTTTAGTAATCTCTCTAGATTTTTGTACTGCCTCTTCAAGTTTATCTATATTGTTTTGTATAACATATGCTGATGCAAAGTATCCATCCCATCTATCCATAGATTTAAAACTAAATTTTCTATACTCATCTAATGCTACATCAACTCCTTCAAAGCCTTCGAAGTCTCCATAAAATTGTGCAGGTTTGATGTAACGTGTTACGTCTTTATCTTTGTATGTAAATTTCACTGCACCTTTTTGTTTGATAGCTTCAATAACATCTAGTGTTGCTTGCGATATATCTTTAATCATTTTCCTTGCCCTCTATATTTTTTGTAGGTTTGTTTCTTTCTCTTCGGCATTGTTGAAGTACCTACATTCCTTCGACCTTGCCAAGTTCTCTTACCTCTTACACCTGTCTTTGATGTATGAGATATGTTCTGTGTTGCACTCCTCATGTATATAATTCTCTCATACTAGAGACATAACTAGTTGCAAACAAATCCCAGTAAGGCTCTGTAAAGTCTATGCATTTAGCTATCTCTAGTCCTTCTTCATACCATCTCTCTTCTTGTTCTTGTTGTATTAAATTACTCATTTGTTTTTCCTCATTTTGTATATGCCGGTTAGCTTTTGTTTCTTTGGATTCTCAGATAACATAACCTCTTCCCATATTTCTTTTTGTATTCTACCATATTGTTTTTTATCTGTCAACTGTTTTATTATTACATCAGACACTTTAGGTTTCCAAGTCTTGTGGTATTGTTTTACTTGATCACTCCAATACCACTCAACATTAGAACCTTCATCATCATAACCGAAGATAGGTTTATACACTAGCCCTCCCTTATAGACTCAATCATATCTTTCAGACTTTCGATCTCAGATTTTAAATCTTCAATCTCACATTCAAGATTGTTTTGAATATCATCTGCATGTTGTATTGCATAGGTATGATTACGTTCTATGTCTTCCTCAGCATTATAGATTTTATCTTCAATACCTACAATCACATTTGAATATTCAATTACTTCTTCTAAGTATATAGTAATACTTTTACCAACTTCTCTCTCTAACTCACTCATATCTAACCCTACTATTTAATTTTATATAAGTATTATAAGTTATATTTATAATATAAATATATATATATTAATAAATATATTTATATATATATCTTTATATATTATATAATATAATATCATTATAACACATGTCTTTCCAAAAGTCAAGTGCTAGTTTTTATAAGGAACTAGCAAACCTTCTCAGCTATGCAGCCAACAAGATGCTATTCTTAGCAGCCTGTCTAATTTTATCCTGCCTAGCAACCTGTATCGCAGCAATATTTTTCTGTGCTGTAGATTTAGTTGCACTAGCATGCGTAGCCCAGTGAGTCATAGTATTATACATAGCCCATGCGGTGCTACCTAATGCTTTTCTCTCATCGCTAGTGTACTGTGTCCATAGATTCATAAGAGTTCTATTCCTATAAACTTCCGGCTCAAGCAATAAACTTTCGACTGTGCTAGTCATAGCCTTAACAGGTGTAATAAACTTGCAACCTGCTACATCTGCAAAGGTTTTAAATGCCTCGTTGTCTGTAACAGATGTATTCTGCCACTTCAACCACCTCTCAGACTCATGCTGATACACATCAATAGCCCTTGACAACTTCCTAGCTGCATGATCCATATTTAAGCCTGCAGTATGCCTTGCTTTAAACATTGCAAAGCTGTCTAGAAATACTTGCCCATTCAGGCATATCATTCTAACCGCACCTACTTCTACATGGAAACACCACGAGCCATCAAAACTATTTCTAGTTGAGATTTGCAGTGCTGTCTCTTCTTTCCCTTGCCCTGTTGAGTGAGCCGGTAAAGTGTAGACGGCATATGCTCTCGCACCATCATGACTTACTTGTATGTCTCTAGAAATTCCTGTCGTATCTAGATCAGAACCTGCAATGATTCTCTCTACAGTTCTAAATGCATCAGGATGTTGTGCAACTTCATAACTCTGCCCAACTATACCGACTGACTCATGGTTATCATCTCTGACTAATACCTTTTTATTTGGTACAACTTGAATCTCATCATTAGCATCCATAAATCTAACTGCTTTAGTGTACACGTTAAAACCTGCCTCACCATAATCACCTAAATCATTTAAAACATCATACGTTTTATTAATTGCTATTACATTACTCATTATTTTTTCTCCTCATTTTTATTTTTATTTATGTCTATATCTTCTATAAACTCCTTCCAATTTATGTTATCGTCTTCGAATATTATATTGTCAAAGTCCTCAAACAAATCTCTACCTTTCATATTTTTCTCCTATATAATTTTAAGTGTGTGAATTAAATCACATCTAATTTTAAATGTCAATCTTTTTTTTTATTTAATTTTATTTAACACCTCCGATTTCAATCTTATTATCTCTTCATTCAAAAGCCTTATGACTTTTTCATACCTTTCATTTTCTTCTACTGTTTTAGAATATGCATCTCTATATAAATTACTATGGTCCATAAAGGTTAGCAAGCCACTAACAGCACCGCCCATAAATGCACAGACACCCAATATAAAACTAAACCACGTATTATCTAAAGCAGCCAATCCTATAATAGATACCACACCTAAAAATATGAACATAAATATTCCAACTATTCTCATTTTATTTTTCCTCCTCATCTCTAATTTTTTCAAACCACCATGTCAACAGTTCTTGTTTAACAGTATTTAAAAGCCCATATCTACCGCCAACATCCCAAGCCGGTGTACCTTCATAGTATCCTGCTAAATCTTCCATGTCATCCTGCACTTTTTGCATGATTTTCTTATAATCTTTTTCTAAAACCAACTCAGACTGTTTTAAAACTCTAACATTCCATCTATTAAGTTCGTTCACATAATCTTTTAAATATCCTAAATCATCACTAATCATTTCTATTTTCTCCTATATTATTTTATATATTGTATTAAATACTATTTTAAGCTACTTGTAAAGTACTAATTAAATTATTTTCTCTCAATACTTTTTTCATCCTCTGCCCATGTGCAACATAAGCCACTACGGGAACATCTTTATTCCAACAACTGCGACACGTTCCACATTTGCCATCATTCAAGTATGCCTTGCAAATCTCCGCAACTGTGGGGCTATCATCATAAGGAATTATAGTTGATGTATTCACACCTTCTATAATTTCACCATTCACACCATCACTAGAGAGCCTCACAACAACATTTTCAAGCTTGTTTAGTTCATCAATAACTTTTCTAAACTTCTTAAACTTGTGCATTCTTGTCGGTATCCAGTGCTTTGTCCATGGTGTAGCCCTACAAATTTCT